ACTCAGGGCCGCCCCGAAATCGCAGACGTGGCTCCAAACTTCGCTCAGGTCTAGATGCATACTTCCTCGCCCCTTCGAGGCGAGAAACATAGCATGCCAATCGAGACGCGCTCAATACCGATCTCGGGCCTGGCCGATGGATCCCCCCGTCGTTGCGGCCACCTCGCGCGCCATGGCCGAGAGGCTGTCTTGCGTCAGGCCAGCGAAGTTGTTTGTCTCGATCAGGCTCTTCTTGAACTTGTCGATCTCGATGGCGCCCTTTGCGATGAGTGCACCGGCGCCGATGACGGCCCCGCCAAGAGCCAAGGCGCCAGCGCCTGCTCCTGACATAGCGAACTGCAGCGCATTGGTCTGCTCCGCCAAAACCAGCAGCGAGCCCCCGAACTGCTTGAAGTTGCCCTGCGATATCTCATGCGCCAGCACGAGGAGCTCGCGATTCACTCCCGCGTGGCCGCCCTCGACCTTCTTCGCCGCCGCGGCGACGCCCTCGTAGGACGTCTTGACCGATGCCGACGTAGCGCGGGCCGTGGCCTCCAGCTTGGCCGTCGAGTCGTTCGCCGCCTTGACGTACTGTGCGATGCGCTTCATCTGCGCTTCGGTGACGGTCGCGGCCTGAACCATGCCCGCCTGCAGGCCCGTGGTGTCCGCGCCTACGCGCGCTTCGAGATCCTGTCCCATGTCTATGCTGCCTTCAGGTACTGGAATGCGGTCACGGCCAGCGGCAGGTTCGCCGCGAGGTAGGACTGCATGGCTTGGAAAGCCGCGTCCCTCTTGATCGCCACCGCAGGGCGGAAGAAGGGGTGCGCGGGAACGTAGTGCGCGACGCCAAGCGCGCGGCCGGCGGCCTTCGCCGTCTTCGTCATCGCGTGCGGGACGCGCGTGAAGTGCTCGAACTCGACCCAGAAGGCGTAATAGGCGTCCAGGTTGACCGAGCTCTTGCCGCGCTTGACGTTGCGGGCGGCCTTGCCGCGGCGGACGCCGACCTTCCACATTTCGCGGGTGGCGGTGCACTCCTGCGACAGGCGGACTTGATAGATCGCCTTCTTCAGGGTGCCGGGCGGCGGATGACCCTGGGAGACCGGGCCGGTGTACATCGGGGCGCGCGCGACGACCTCCTTGCGAATGACCGAGGCGCCCGTCGCGACCATGCCCTTGACCACGCGGGTCTGGATCGCCTGGGGTAGCTGGCGCAGCTCGCGGAGGAGTCCGTCAAGGCCGGCTAGCTGGAACGTGATGCCGTCGCTCACGCTGAATACCCCCGCGGGATGGCGGCTGCTGGTCTTGGATTGGTCATGCTTTTTGATTGTTTGAATTGCGACCGGACGCTTTCAAGTTTCATACGCACAAAGTTTTCTGCGAATGGCACAAGGCGTGGTGTCACCTCTGCCGGGCTGGCTACTTTTCACCTCCCCCCGGGGTCGGGCGAGGGGCCTGGCAGGCCGCAGGAGCGCCGATCGCGATGCGGCTGGGGTGCTGGCATGTTCGACGTGTCGCATCGCTCACAGGCCCATGTAGCCCCGCAGGCGGGCAAGTCGCGCCGCCTCCGTCTTGCGCTCGTGGCATTCCTTCGCGAGGGACTGCAGGTTCGAGTCCGCGTTCGATCCGCCGTCTGCCAGTTCGACCCGATGGTCGACTTCCGTCGCCACCTTCGGCGCCAGCGCGGCCTGGCACTCCTCGCACTGGCACAGGCCGTTGTCGCGCTGGAGGATGCGGGCGCGGATCAGTCCCCACTGCTTGCCGGTGAGGCGCTGCGCCCTCGCAGTGAGGGGCTTGGCGACCGACGTGTCGAGCTTCGCGACCAGCGGCTTGAGCATCGTGACCCGGGGCTTGGGCTTCGGCATCGTCCGCTCCTCAGTCGTTGCAGTCGCAGAACGCGGCCTGGTCACCGCACGCGGGGCAGCGCTCCACCGAGCAGCCCGGGACGTGCAGGTCGCCGAGGCCGGTCGCGCAGTCGTGGCAGTGCGGCTTGAGCTGCACGCCGCGGAACTCGCCGCCGTGCGGTTGTCGCGCGAGCTCGGCGCCGTCGATCGTCACCGTCGTCTGGCGCTGCGCCGCTTCGATCTTCTCCAGCCAGCCCGGCGTCATCGCTGAGCCTTCCCCGCCGCCAGGCCGCTCCGACATCCGTGCGCGCGCTCGAACTGGCGCTCCCTCTCGTCTTCAGCCACGATGCGCCGCATGCGCGCCAGGTTGTCCTCCGGGAGTCGAGCCTCGGGCAGCTCGGCTTGGGCGATGGCGGCCGTGAGGTCAGGGCGGGCACCGCTGGCGAGCCACACGGCCAGGGCCGCAGGCGACATGGAGCTCGGCGAGCCGCCTTGCTGCATCGCCTGCATGAACGCCCAGACCTTGCCGGGCGCTTCGATCGTCTTCGTCATCTCGATCTCCAGTCATTCGGGTGTGCGCCGTGTTGCTTTCTCGAGCCGCCCGAGGCGCGTCGCCGCTCGCGCGGCCGGGTGCTGTCCCATGGGTAGCGCACGGAGGAAAGGGGCCGTGCTGTTCTTGATGCGCGCTTCTATGGGCCAGCTTCTCTGGCGCGCACCGATCCAAGCGCTGCGCGCGCTAACTTGAGGAGTTCTGATACAGCTTGACGGCGCCGCTGTCGGCGAGGTTGCCGCCGGCCCGGCTGACGCCCATGAAGCCGGCGCAGCCGCGTCCCATGTAGGAGCTGTCGAAGAACCGGTACAGCGTGAACTCGGGCGTGTCGCGGATGATGTAGCTCGCCAGGTTGCCGAACGCGAGGCTCTTCGCGTTGGCGGCCGGGACAGGCATGTCGTTGTTGATGAAGAACGGGTATTCGAGGAGCTGCGCCGGCTCTCCGGCATGCGCAGGCGTCCAGATGGGCCGGCCCGCGGTGTCCTTGATCTTGCGCAGGACCTTGCGCATCGCCTGGCTGCCCATGAATCCGACGCCCGCCATCGACTGCACGCCGGGTTGCTTTTGGGGCATGCCGAGACACGCCTCGTCGACCGACTCAGCGAGATCCGCAACGTCGTCGTAGATGATCGTCGTGGTCTGGCCGGTCGTGCCGATCTTGCCGACGCTGGCCGCCGTGACCAGGCCGGTCGGCTGACCAGTGCCCGTACCCAAGGTGAAATCCTGGTTCTGCAGGCGGCCGATGCGCTCCTTCGCGCGCTGCATGACGAAGGCGACCATGTCGATCCCGCTGTCCTGCAGCAGCTCGATCGGCACGGTGAAGATCTTCGAGCCGTACTTCGTCGAGTTCAGGATGACCTGCCCGAAGTTCGGGTCGGAGGTGGTGCCCTGGGCGTTCTGCGCCATGCGCTCCCCGACTTCGGACGTGCCGTCGGACGTCGGATAGGTCATGTCGGCACCGGACTTGGTCGTGATCTCGGTCGCCACCTGGCGCATCCAGCCGTAGCCCTTCAGGATCGTCACGAAGTCTTGAGCGACCAGCGGCGAGACTGTGAAGCCGCCTTGACTTCCGGTCGACGTGCTCATGGTGTTGCGCAGGCCGACCTCCAGGTCGTTGCCGCGGCGGATGAAGTTGTCGAAGGCGATGTGATCGCGGCCCCACTGGATGGCCGGGGACTCGCCGCCGTCGCGTCGGAGCTGCAGCAGCACCTCGATGCGCTCAGCCTCGTCCATCACGCGGTCGAACGCGGCTTGCTGCGCCGCAGAGGGGTACGTGCCCATTTCCGCAAGCAGTGCGCGCGCCGCGCGCGTGTGCTCGTTCAGGCGGCCTTGCATATGCTGGATCGATTCCATGGTGGCTCCCTCCTCAGTAGCCTTCGCTGCGCAGCTCGCGCATGCGCGTCGAAATCATCGAATTGGGGTCGGACAGCAGGCCGAGCTGGCGCCACTGCGCCCACACTCGCGGCGTGACGTCGTAGCCGAGCGCGCTGGCGCGCCGCAGGTATTCGATCTCTCGCATGGCGACTGCATCGAGTGCCTTCAGTGCGTCGACGTGGGCGCGGACGATCTCGGCATGCTCGTCCTTCGTGCTCCGGGCGAACTCGTGGCTGAGTTCCTGCTCGAGCCGATAGACCTCTTCCGCCAGGCGGCGCGACTCCCGCTGGAGCGCCTCCTCTTGGAGGCGCAATTGCGCCTCCTCCTGCTGAAGGTTGCTGATCTCGGCACGCGGGATCTGGACAACTCCGGTCTCCGCGAACGTCAGCGCAGCTTCGACCCGACTGGCTTCGGCGGTCAAGGTCGACCCGCCAGTCGCGAGGATCAGCCTGGTCTCGCGCAGACGCGCCTGGATCAGGCCCAGGGCCTCGCCAACTTTGCTTTGGCTTGCGAGCAGAGCGACCAGCCGCGGGTCATCGCGCATCTTGCCAGTCGCTGCCTGCTTGGGCGCGGGCGCTTGCTGGCGCTTTTCGGTGAGTTTCATCCAATGCCTCAAGGGGTTAACGGACTTGGGATGCGCCAGTGTGTCGATCCGCCTTGAGGCTGTATTGCTCAACTCTCGGGCCTCTCGTGATAAGTCGCGTCCAGCGCGACCAGGTTCGGCACGCGACCGCTTCGGACGCCGGAGTAGTACCTGCGCTGCACGGTGCCGGTGCTGACCTTGTCGAAGCCCAGGAGCTTGAGCTGTCCGGCGACCTCCTCGAAGATCGCTTCATCCACCGGCCAACCCGCCTGGCGAAGCTCCCAGACCATCGGCGGAATGATTTCCTCCAGCTCGATGCGTCGCCGCTCGTCCTCGAGGCGCGTCCCATCGCGCCACACCTTCCCGAACGCCTCGTCCCAGCTTCGGCGATGGGCGCGCCGCAAGAGCAGCGCCGCGCTAAGGATCTGCGACTGGAGCCATTCCGGGACATCAAGGTCGTGCCGAAAGCAGTGCTCCAGTGCGCCCATCACGGGCGCGCCGTCGGCGCCGAGCTGGCACTTCTCCCGCATGTCCTCGAGCGCGGTGAGGGCTGCCGCCTTCGCGGGGTCGTCAGGCTGCATCAGGCCTCCTCGCCCGCCGGCCGGCGATAGCTGGGCCAGGTGCAGAAGCGATGCTCGGCACCGTGGCGCAGCCGGTCGTAGATGCGCTCGCCGAGCGCGGCCTTGAGCTGCGCCGG